CGGGTCACGGATCACTCGCTCGTAGGCCACGAGGTCACGGCCGAAGCGAATGAAGGACGCCATGGTCTGCGCAGTCACGACACCGACCGAACCTTCGAGTCCTGCCTCCAGGGTCTCGTCGTCAAGGCCGAACTGCTCAGCCCGCATGACCTCGTCGCTCGCAGTGTGCAGCGAGCGAGGCGTGGCGTACGCCGACTGCACCGCCTTGGGGTTGAAGATCATGCCGTTCTCCTTGGCCAGCGTTTTGCCCTCGTACTTGCCGCCCGGCTCGTAGTCGAGGAACGAGTCCATGACATTCGGATAGTTGTGCACGAAGGCAATCACCGTGGGGTGCAGCCCGGCAGGGATAGCGAAGTCGCGGATCCACTCCTCGGCGGTCGGCTTGCGCATGTTGAGCACGATCAGCCGGTTGCGCAGATGGGCCTGGATGTTGTCGCCCAGACCCTCGACGCTCAGGTTGGTCGCACCGAACACGACGCTGCCCTCGACCATGTGGTACTGACCAACGCGCCGCTCGTAGAACACAGGGGCCAGCATGTTCTTGATGAACTGCGAGCACTTGGCCAACTCGTCGACGAACGCGATGACAGGCTTGGCGCCGTTGATGCCCCGCTGATTGGTGCGACTGACACCGAAGCGATCGTTGGGCAGCTCGCGGCTGACACCCTGCTCGCGGTCAATGTCCGGCATCCACACCGAACCGTCGCTCAGCTGCGTGGCGTCGATCGGATCGACAGCGATGTGGTCAGCGAACGCAGGCCGGCGCTTGAGCTGGTGGAAGATGGCGGTCTTGCCGATGCCGTTCTCGCCTTGAATCAGGATCGGGCGATCAGCGCCCCATGCTTCGATAGCGTTGACGATCTGGGTAGAAGAAAGAAACTTAGCCATGTGATGAACTCCTAGTGATTGAATGGAAACGAGAGGGGCGTTGTTGACACGGTGTCAACAACGCGTTGGCAGTATATCTCAGTGTAAAGTGTTTGACAACTCCTTTCTTGTTGGCTTGGTTAGTACACGAACGTGGTGCTCGGGAAGTCCTTGGACGCCATGAACATGGGCAGCGGCACGAGTTCCGTGGGCTTGTGCAGCCCCGCCCACTCCACCAGGATGCGCTTGACACTCTTGGTGACGTCGTTCACGGTGACAGGGTCGGTGTTGCCGTCGTAGTCTCGCCGCCGCGCGATCGTGTTGCCCGCCTCCTGCACCAGCTCACGGAAGGTGTCGAAGTTGGCAGCGGTCAACTCAGTGCCTCGGCGAATGGCGTTCTCCAGGTCATGCTCGTCGTTCACGTAGCTGCGCCCCTGGAAAGGGCTACCCCTCGGCCTCCACACGTTGAAGGTATCGACATCCGGGCGCTCCCAGATGAATGGGATCAGGTCGAGCAGAGGCTGTCGCTCCTTGAGGAACTCCGCGCGGTTCTGCCTGTCCTCCTTGGACGCGCGCTTGACGTACGCCTGCACATGCCTGGACTTCTCGACAACGAGTCGGTTGTTGGCGTCGAAGTATAGATCGCAGCCACCGAAGGGGAGCGCAGCGTCCGCGACTGGCTCCTGCATGTGCGAGCCGAATGGCACCACGACGGTCTTGCAGTCCGTGGTCTGAAACGTTCTCCACCCGCGGCCGCTGACGTTGCATACGCTGTCGAGAAACGCCGCGCTCGCAGTGGTGTTGTACGTGCGGTACTGCCGGCGCTCCAGCCCGTCCGCGTCAGCCTCTGGGTTATGCACCCGCGCCATGGTGGTGCGGTAGAGCATGGCGTCGTAGTAGGCTGCGTCGGGACCCTGCACGATGCGGTAGTGGTGAAAGTCGAGCGGCTTCTCTGACCAGTAGTTGGGCACCAGCGGGCGCTCGTTATGGGACCAGAAATCTGCGATCTTGCCCTTCCTCGTGCTCGGATCGAGCGCGGTGTCCCACGTGCGCTGCGCCTGGGCGTAGTTGTACATGCGCTCCAGGCTGCGGATCTTGTTGCTGCTGAGCATGTGATGCTCCTTCTCAGGTGTTTGTTGACAGCGTGTCAACGGTTGGTGGAGAGCTGGTCCTCCAGCTCACGGATGTGCACGACGACCTCGGGAAGATCGGGGTGCGTGGGGTCGCGCCGCTGCATATGGTGCAGCAAGGCGGTGTAGTAGGCGTGGCGGGCGATGGTGATCAGGAGGGTCATGTCAGCTCCTCCGGCTCCTCGCCGTCGAGCACGTTGACGTTGCGCTCCGTCACGGCGTACTCCGTGCATTGGCTCTCGTCATCCAGGTGCAGCGCCAGAGCCAATGCCTCGGCGTTGTTGAGGTCAACGAGCAGCTCGTTGATGATCTTGGTCTTGGGCATGTGCTTCTCCTTCTCAGTTGCTTGTTGACATCCGGTCAACGCGGGTTCTTCTTCATGAAGTGTGGCACCTGCAGCGGGCGCAGGTAGTTGAGCATCCCCGTCACGCCTTGCTTGCGCGCCATCACAGGCAGTGCTTCGCGCAGGTGCCCGTAACCCTCGCGCAGTCGGTCGCGGCTGTCGCGCAGCTTCTGGGCCACCTTGAGGATGTCCTGCGCCGTGGCGTCGGGATGCGCGATCAGGTCCAGGATGTGCGCCTCCATCTTGAGCTGGTTGGCGTTGAGCGCGTCCCATTTTTGCAGCAGCTCCCGAATGCTCCGCTTGCTTGTTGACACGTTGTCAACAGAAGGCTTGATAGTGGTTGTTTTCATGTGCTGCCCCTCTTGCGAAAGAACACGGTGTCCACGATCAGCCCGGCCGTGCGCAGCTTTCGGCGCCCTGGTGCAGCCAGCAACCACACGTAGTGCTGATCGGCTCGGCCACTACCCTTGTTGTACAGGCATCGGTTGAGCTTGGCCGTGCGTCCACTGCTGTGCAAGCCGTAATACTTGCGGGTACTGCCCACCAGCATGTTGGTGGGCATCTGCCGGCGCTGCCGGCTGTGTGTGAGGCGCTTCATGGTATTCTCCTATTGCTTGGTTGGAAAGAGTTGTTGCACAACGGCGTCGATGGCGCCTGCGTTGTCGTCGCTGGCGTAGCTCGTGCTGAGGGCTGTGGTGGGGCGGAGTGCGTATCCGTATCCGTGGCCGTGGCCGTCGCCGTAGCCGTGGCCGTCGCCGTAGCCGTGGCCGTCGCCGTAGCCGTGGCCGTCGCCGTGGCCGTCGCCGTAGCCGTCGCCGTAGCCGTCGCCGTCGCCACGGCCGTAGCCGTGGCCGTAGCCGTAGCCGTTGCCGAAACCTGGGAGAAGGCTCACTTGTCTCCCCACACCGCCGGGTTGCACGGCATGCGGAACACGATGGCGCCGGGGGCCGGGATGATGACGCCGCACGGGTCGAGCGCGGTGTCCGCCGTGGGTCCGGTCAGCGCGAGCTGGCCCAGACCCGCAGTCGTGCCGAACTTGCGCACGTTGGACGCGTCGGTCAGGTGCGCCGGCTGGGTCTTGGTTTTTTCATGCCAGTCACCAACGAACACGAAGCCGTTGGTCAGGACGAGGATGCACTTGGTGGATTGCTGCTTGGTCATGCGATTACTCCTGTCAGTTGGTTGCTCAGTGGTTTTGTTGACGGGTTGTCAACAAGGCGTAGTCGGGATGCGCGGCGAGCGCAGCCCAGGTGATCGCGGGGGCGTCGACGTCGTGCTGGTGCATGAACTCCCACAGTTCATCGAAGTTGTGCGGGTAGCGCCCCTTCTGCAGCAGGAACCTGTGCGTGTCGCACCGCGCGCAGTGCGTGGCGTACAGACGGCAGCGCCGGCCCGTGTGGATCTGGGGCTTGAGGGTGCGGTTGATGCGGCGCTTGATGGCGCGGATGGATGCCTTGCTCATGTCAGCCCCCCTTGCGCACAGCCTGCGCCTCGGCAATCAAGCGCGCGTAGTGGGGCGCCATGCACAGCGCCAGCGTGACGTAGCTGTGCGCTTGGTCCTTGCTCAGCTTGCTGTTCGACATCATGGATGCGAGCATGTTGACCATGGCATCGGCGCCTTCGGTCAGCACGAGCGCGAGGATCTCCCGCTCGGCGCGGTCCAGTTCTTTCATGGTGATTACTCCTTGTGGGCCGAAGCCCGTTCGTTTGCTGCGGTGCCGCCGCAGCGTCGGTCTGTTGACAGGTTGTCAACAAGAATCAGAGACTCTCGGTCCAGTCGTCCGGGCCCGAGATAATGGTTGCTTTTGCTGGTGGGGTGGGAGGGGCCACGCGCGTGTCCTGCAGCGCCCAGCCTACGGGCTCCCACGAGCGCACCGTGACCTCGCGCGGTCCGACACGGGCAAGACCCCGTGCCAGACTGAGTTCTTCCTCCGTGGCCCTCGCGCGCACGGCCTCGCTTTGCGCCCTGGCGCGCGCCTTCTCTGCAGCCTCTGCCCAAGCCGCCAGCGCCTTGACCAGCGCATCAAGCTCTCCCGGCCGGACGAAGCCCTTCCACAAGGGAACACGGCGTTCGTTGTACGTCTTGTAGATGTCCTCCACGAACACAGGCACGGCCGGGATGCGCTTGCCCATCTTGCGCAGCATCCTCGCCCGGCTACGCACAGCGCGCAGCACAGAGGACAGCAGCTCGTGGTACTCCAGCGACAGCTGCGCCACGCGCAAGTCCAGCGGGCCCGCTTTCAGCGTGCGCTTTACCGCTTTCGCCCGTTCGCGCACACGTTTGGCCTCGTCCACGGCATCCTGCATGGCGTCGTCCCAGTCGGACAGCACCGCTGCCTTCCAACGCTTGTTGGCCGCCGCCGTGCGGGTCTTGGTCTTGTTTCGATCGCGCGTGGCCAGGATCTTCTCGGCCACAGCATGGCGCACATCCCCATTGATGACCTTGCGGGTCAGCTCCGTGCGGGTCAGCTCGGACGGGCTGCGCCGGGGCTTCTTCGCCCGGCAAACGTCGCACTTTTCCATCACGACCTCCATGCGACTGAGCCCAAGACCCCCTCGCGCACGAGTCTGCGCACGAGAAAGCAGGTATTTGAACGAGGCGATGGGCTTGATCTGCGCGCACTCTTTGCAGAGGGCGGCGTCCATTCCGCGGGTAGGAAGCACAACAAAGTCGGGTAGTTCAGACACGGGGACTCCTTCGGTGGGGCTGTGTGTTGGACCAGTGTGGGTAATAGTACCCCAAAATTTCGGTGTTTACTACCCCTGTTTTGGGGGGTGGCCTGTCAGATACACCAAGTGGTCCAATGGTGTTGGACGAGCTGGAACCCGCATGGATACTGGGTTTGCCTAGCAACCGGGCTGGTTTTTTTGGCGTTTGAAAAAAGCTCACCCCCATAGAGATGTGCGTGTCCTGAAGCTCACAAACATACTTATATAAAAGTAAAAGTAATAGTATAGATATGCTTAGCCAGACGGGTTTCGGGCTGAACGCCAGTATCCATGCGGGTTGCAGGTGGGCATGGTTGCTGGACCACTTTGGGTAGTATTCAGACACGCGCTTTTTTTGTGGGTAGTAGTGAGAAAAGCTGTGTACGGACCTTGTTGACACGGTGTCAACAAGGTCCCCCGAGGATCAGCGGCGCGTCACCCCCTTGACGAAGTAGCGCCACTCTGCGGCGAACTCTGCGTCCTGGGCGCGGCGCAGTGCGCGCTCCTTGCGTTCACGTGCTTCGATGTCCTTTGCGATCTGGTCGCGCAGCACGCGCAGCTTGGCCCGCTCGGTGGTGGCGATACGCGATTCGATGCGGTTCATGTGGGACATGGTGTTTCTCCAATGGGTTGGTGTTGACAGCTTGTCAACAAAGATCGGTGCGACCTTGCACCACGCTGACCCCTCTAGGAAGGGCCAGAAGGGTGCTTCCTGCCACGATCGCAAGGCAGGTAAGGGGGAGGTAGCCACAAGGGGTTGCGTGGCTTTCTTGAACGGTGTTCAGTTCACCGTGAAAAAGCACAGCCCGGCATTGCCGGGCTGTGCAGTGGCTTGTTGACAAGTTGTCAACAACGGGTTGGTGCGAATCACTCGAACGTCACACCGGCCTTGACGGCCTGCAGCGTGGCATTGAACTCGGCGCGGTCCAGACCAGCCAGCATTTCGATGATCGCGTTGACCGTCTTGCGGTTGACCTTCACGGATTCCTTGTCGGCCTTGAGCCGCGCGGCCTGGGTTTCTCCGCGAGCGCTCGGCCACACAGCGCGCAGCGCGCGGTACATGGCCTGCTGCGCAGCAGAGCCGCGGAACTCCTGACCTTCTGCCAACGGGTTGCGCAGCAGGGCCCATGCCTTGACGTAGGGCGCAGCGTCCTCGCGCTCCGCGAGGCCGGCATCGCGCATGGTGGCCCAGCACGTGTTGGCGCTGCCAGCAAACTTGTCGAGAGCGCGGTTGACGATGGATTGAACGGAAGCGGAAAGTTCGATATTAGCCATGGTGATACTCCAATGTGTTGTTGACAAGACGTCAACAACGAATCCCGGAAGCGCCGGACCGCCCGAATCAGCCGTCTGATTCAGTACCTTCATTATACGGAGTGTGGTTTTCTATTAACTTTGGTTGAATGGGGCGGGAGGGTGAATCAGGGAGTGCAGCCCCCACCGTACCGGGGGGCCGGGTATTTGGGGTGCTGTGCTGCTCGCCCATGAACACTGTTTCATAACCATCCGCGCCACTCAAAACCCAGCTGCTTAATAATTAAGCACTACCTCCCCTACCCCCACAAAAATAATATAAAAATGCCATATATGCAATGTCTAACGTTTGACACCCCATAAACAAAAAAGAGCCCAGCTTTCACCGGGCTCAAGTGGCTGCCCGCCACATGGAGACATCACAAGGCTTGCGAACAAGCCCGGCGCCAGTGTACAGTGCGCCCACATGTTTGACCATCTGGTGCAGTTTGAGCCGGAGATCGCCAGCCCGGAGATGTTCAAGCCGCTTGCTGACGCCAACCCCGCCGAGGTGTTGGACGCCCAGTTCGAGACGGCTCAGTGGCTGGACTCTGTCGGAGTCGAGGGAGACCCCGCCTACGCGGAGGTCCAGCAGGAGAACGCGCGCAACGCGTTCACGGCCATCACCGCCCCCGCCGACGACAAGACCATCAAGGCCCGGCTGGCTGCGCTGAACGCGCCAGCGGCCGTCAAGGAGCTCGTGGGCATGCTCACGGCCTACGACTGGGCCTTCGTGGAGCAGGCGCAGGAGCTTCGGGGCTACGTCGTGGCCAAACTGTTCGAAGAGAGCACCAATCCGAAGCCCCAGGTGCGGCTCAAGGCGCTCGAACTGCTCGGCAAGGTGACGGAAGTGGGGCTTTTCACCGAGCGCGTGGAGGTCAAGCGCACCGGCGAAACCGACAAGGAGCTTGACGACCGCATCCGGGAGAAACTGCAGCGCTTCGTGAAGCCGGTGGAGATCCAGGACGCGATCGAAAAGCCTGTTTTGCCCGCGCCAGACGTAGATCCCGATGAAGCTCAGCCCTGAAGAGCTGCAGGCGCTCGAAAAAGCGCTCGCCACCATGTCGGTGCGCGAGAAAATGGAGCTTCTGGACGACCTGGAGGCCAAGGAAAAGCGGCTTCAGCTTGAAAAAGCGCGCACAAACCTGCTGGATTTCGCGCTGTCAGTATATCCTGGCTTCAAAATCGGCCCCCAGCACCGGAAATTGGCGAAAATCTTCGAGGACGTCATCGCCGGCAAGAAAACGCGCGTGATTATCAATATCGCGCCGCGTATGGGTAAGTCGGAGTTCAGTTCCTACCTGTTTCCGGCGTATTTTCTGGGCAGATTTCCGGAAAAGAAGATTATTATGGCCACGCACACCGCTGGTTTGTCCGAAGATTTTGGTCGGCGCGTGCGAAACCTGATCGACTCCGGCGAGTACCGCGAGATTTACGAGCGCACGCTGGTGGCCTCCGACCAGAAGGCCGCGGGCAAATGGTCCACGTCCCTGGGGGGCCAGTACTACGCCTCGGGCGTAGGGGGCGCGCTGGCCGGGCGCGGCGCGGACCTGTTCGTGATCGACGACCCGCACTCGGAGCAGGACGTGAAGGCCAACAGCCGCCTTGCGTTCGACTCGGCATGGTCGTGGTTCCAGACGGGCCCGCTGCAGCGCCTGATGCCCGGCGGCGCGATCATCGTGATCATGACGCGGTGGTCCCTGCTGGACCTGACGGGGCGCCTGATCGACTATCAGATCAAGAATCCGGAGGCGGACACCTGGGAGGTCGTCGAGCTGCCGGCCATCCTGAACGAAGGCACGCCGGAGGAGAAGTCGCTGTGGCCAGAACAGTGGCCGCTCGACCAGCTCAAGGGCAAGAAGGCCGGCATGGACCCGCGGTACTGGAACGCCCAGTACATGCAGCGGCCAACGTCCGACAGCGCCGCGATCATCTCGCGCAAGAGCTGGCGGACGTGGGAGGCCGAGGATCCGCCGCGCTGCGAGTACATCATCCAGTCCTGGGACACCGCGCACGAGACCAAGACCACCTCCGACTACAGCGCCTGCACCACCTGGGGTGTCTGGTACAACGAGGAGGACAACAACGCGCCGCACGTGATCCTGCTGGACGCGTTCAAGGACCGCATGACCTTCCCGGAGCTCAAGCAGGCGGCGCTCAAGCACTACAAGGCCTGGGAGCCCGACGCGCTGATCGTCGAGAAGAAGGCCGCCGGCGCTCCGCTGATCCAGGAGCTGCGCGCGGCGGGCATCCCGCTGCAGGAGTACAGCCCGAGCCGGGGAAACGACAAGATCGTGCGTCTGAACGCAGTGGCGGACCTGTTCGCCTCCGGACGTGTGTGGGCCCCGGACACGCGCTGGGCGCGCGAGGTGATCGAGGAGATCGCCACGTTCCCGGTGGGCGAGCACGACGACTATGTCGACACCACGTCGCAGGCACTGCTGCGCTTTCGCCAGGGCGGGTTCATCAGTTTGGACTCGGACGCGAAAGACGACACAATCCGCATGCCGCGACGCGCGGCGTACTACTGAAAGGACTGGCCATGGCCACGAACATCGACAAGTCGCTGTACCAAGCGCCACTGGGCCTGGACTCCATCGTGCCGACCGACGAGCCGGACATTGAAATCGAGATTGAGAACCCCGACGCGGTGAGCATCTCCGCCGATGGCATGGAGATCGACCTGCTGCCGGTCGCTGCCGGAGAGGACGTCCCGTTTGACGCCAACCTCGCCGAGCACATGGACCCCACCAAGATCGGCACGGTGGCCACCGACCTGCTCGCGGACATCGACAACGACAAGCGCGGCCGCAGCGAGTGGGAGAAGA